TTTCTTAGAATCAAAAAATAATGGCGATGTTTACCAGAAAGCTTTAAATATCTTTAATATGTTCATTGGTAGATCACTAATGGTTCCTGACCTATTAGGTTATCAAGGAAGTGAAACAAGCGGTGGCTCTTATACTTTAGGGGTCGAGCAGTTTACAGTTCTTCATAAACATTTAATGAGAAGAAGACAGACTATAGAAGCAGTTGTTAATGATCATATAATTAGACCTATTGCCACTTACAACTATGGCATGATGGATGACTACCCTAGATTCGTACTTAATCCTATAAATGAAGATGATCAAACAGAATTAGTTAAACTGTGGCTTGATGCTGTTAAGTCTAGAACATTTAAACCAACTCAAGAAGATATAGACCATTTTAAAGAGATTGTTAAATTTCCTAAGTCTGGTAATGAACTATATGAAGAAGAAGAAGAAAATAATGATATGCCAGAAAACCAAGAGGGTGCAGAGGAAGAAATTAAAGAAATGGAGAGTGAAGAGCCAGAAGAAGAGAATGATGCTCAAACATTTTCCAAGAAATATGATCTCCCTATAGATAATTATGCTAGGCTCCCTGAAGGATATGATCGTCTAACAAACTATACTAAAATTAAGAACGATATGGATAAAGGAGTTGAAACTATTATAGAGCAACTTAATCCAGTAGTTGAGACAATGATTAGGGATTTAAAGGACCAGATAGAAAAGAAAAAGATATTAGCAGGTAATATAGATAGAATATCTACTATTAAGCTAAAGGGTTTAAAAGATTTCAAACAAATATTAAAGGATAATTTAAGAGAAGGATTTAGACTTGGGAAGGTTGAAGCATTTAATGAGCTATTTAAAAGCCAATTTGCTAAAGAGCCTTTACCAGGGGATTTATTTTTAAAGCTACTAGAGGAAGAAACCTTTGAATATGTAGGTGATATTCAGCAAAAGTTATTAAAGGATATTAGAGTAGAGGCAGTTTCAGCTATTAAGGATGGGCAGGAATTATCCGAGTTCTTTGATAAAATAGATAAAGATATTAAAAAATCTATAGATATATCAATTGAGCGATATGCTAGAACTAAATTTACAGAAGTTATGAATAAGGGAAGATATGAATTCTTTGTCGATAGCGGTGTCGTAAAAGGTTTTCAATACTCTGCTATCTTAGATGATAGAACTACAGATATTTGCATGGGACTCCATGGGAAGAAGTTTAAAGAAAAAGATGCCCCAATTCCTCCGATGCATTTTAATGCTCTATGTGAAGGCAGTTTAATTAAATTAGAAAACGGAGAAAAACCCATTGAGCAGATTGCCGTAGGTGATAAAGTAGTAACCCATACTGGATCAATATACCCTGTTTATGATGTAATGGATAAGTTTGAGGATAAAGAATATTATGAAATCGAATTTGAATCGGGAAAACTTATAAAAATAACAGGGGAGCATCCTGTTCTTACTGAACGTGGATGGATACGAGCAGATGAACTGTTAATCAATGATGATATTTTCGGTCTTGAGGATGTCTATGATAAGTAATTCATTAACAAAAACTTTATTAACTCTTATTGTTTTAATATTATGCGATTCAAGCAAGAATATATCTCTTTTAATAGCGTTGACCCTTTTTGCTTTATCCCATTTATATGTGGAATCAATTTCTAGACAAAGGCCCTTGACAGGGAAAAAGAAATCTAAAATATATGAACCTACTGGATGTTGGAATATGTATTCAACATCGAGAGAATTAAGGACTTCGATAACCGCTTCCTCTTGTGGCAATGGATTATTTTTAAACAACTTTGATAGTGTTTTACTCATTTTCTTTCGTGAGGCAATATTCCTTGAGGGGTTTTTATCAGTCATGCGCTTGCTATGCGCTCGAAATATATCGCTATTAAATTTATTTTTTCCATTGGCCCAATGCTCGAAGCCATTTTCATACTTGTTTTTTGATGCTTGTTTTCTATTCCTTAAAGGTATGTTTCTTTTTTTACATTCTTTTTGGAAAACATCCCTAGACACTTTACAATCATTACTTAATGATAAAAGCGAACGACCTTCATCCCAATGCAGCTTACTTATTACTTCATTAAAATGCATATTAAAGAAAATTTCAATCTTATTTACTGCTCTCATACCTGCCAACACTATAACTGAAGGTTTTATATGGAAAGAATTAAAAGCATAAAAAGAAAAAAAATAGCTAGCGAGAGGCTTTATAATATCGCAGTAGATGGGGATGAAAGTTATATTGCTGATGGCATTGTAGTTCATAATTGTAGATCAGTTTTAATTCCTATTACTATGTTTGAAGAATGGTCCCCTGACACCTCTGTAGGCGATAAACCTATAGAAGAATTTATTGATGAAAATAAAGGAAAAGGATTTCCAGTTAAATGAGCAGAAAATACGATAAAGCACCAGCGAGAAAGATAGGGGTTATCAATCAAGATAAGGCCGTATCTGGTACTGAGTTTGCTGATAAAATAGCTCTAGATATTAAAGAAGTAGATGATACTTTAAAGTTTTGGCTTAAGGCCATTTATTTAAAATTAGATTCTATAGATATGAACCTTAAAATAATAAATGACATAGAAATAGAGGATGAAATATGAGTTTTGTTTTAGAAGATGGGACTGGTTCTGGTTCCAAATTAAAAATAGGAACCGATAATAGGCTCCAAGCAAGGGTGGTTCGAGAAACGGAAATTGTTCACGCTACCGAATCAGGTAATAGTTACAACTGGAACACTGGCTTAATCTCCATCACAGGAGATGCCACTCTAATTTATTTAAAAAATAATTCAGATAATCAGCTTGTTATTACTGATATTGCAATTGCCGCATTTGATGGAATCACACATAGTGATTTTCCATATATAACTTTAGTAAGAAACCCTACTGGTGGAGATTTAATTTCGGATGCTACTGCTATTAGCATGAATCAAAACAGAAACTTTGGTTCAACAAATTCAGCAGTAGTTAATGTCTACAAAGGGAAAGTTGGAGGCACTATCACTGGTGGAAATGATATTGCTATTTTGCAAACAGGCAAAACAGGGAGATCATTATTCTCTATTGATTTCATCTTAACTAAAGGTACTTCATTGGGAGTTAAACTAACTGCAAACCGTTCAAGCGGAAGTGCTAATTACTATATAGCACTAATTGGGTACTTTAAAGATACGGAGGACGTATAATGATTATAAAAGATGGTAAAGGTACAGGCAAAACGGTTGAAGTAGATAATGAAAATAGACTCCATGTTCAAAGTGATACTAGATCATTTATTGCAGACATCTCTGATAAGTTCGGAGATGCTTATGTGTTTTCACATGGCGATTATCTAAGCATAACAACAACCAATACCGAGACAGGTATTCTTCATGTTAAGAATACAAGTTCAACAAAGAAGCTATATGTAGAGTCAATTAGAACTTGTGGTGACGTAATTAATAAATGGAAGCTATATAAGAGCTCCACTGGTGGAACGCTTATATCAGATCAAACTGCTGGTAATTCTCAAAATATGAATGTGACTTCTGGAAATACTGCTGATGTTACTGTCTACAAGGGTGCTGAAGGTAAGACTGTTACTGGTGGGAGCATGTTAGGTCATTTAATAAATGATGTAGGTCATTCTAATGAAAGGTTTGATGGAGCTTTAATTCTAGGAAGAAATGACTCTATTGAGTTATCAGTAGAGGTTCCAAGTGCTGGTGAAGTTTGTTGTAGAGTCATAGGATATTATGCTTAATACGAATATTATAGGCACAGAGAATGGAGTAGCGGCAAAGGTGACTGATAGAGGTCAACTTGTCGTAGCTACTATTGAATATTCTGAAGCCTATACTGTTTCGGCTACAGTAATTAATACGGCCTATAATTTTATAGGACCAAAAGCTGGAAAGAGATTTGTTATTACTGCAATTCTTTTAAATGCTGATAAATCTGTTTCTGCTACAAATGGAGCTGTAATAGTTATATATGAAGCAACAAGTGCAACATCAACTACAGCATCGAAAACAATTCTTTCTATCGAACTACTTAAACAAGTAAACAGAGACATTACAGGATTAAATCTTATTGTATCAGAAGGTGTTTGGCTTTCAATTAAGACAGACGATAATAACATTAATGCTACAATTTTAGGGTATTATATAGATACCTAAGGAGACAAATAAATGGCTGAATTACATTCAATTGAAGGTGTGGAAATTTTTGCTGTCGGTACTTTTAATGGTGATGAGTACACCGAGAAAGACTTAGATGCGATGATCGAAGCTTTTTCTAAAACATCTACCAGAATCAGACCAGCTCTTAAACTGGGACACACAGAAGATCAGAAGCTAATTCAAAATGATGGATTACCAGCAGCAGGGTTTATTAATAAGCTATATAGAAAAGGACAGAAGCTAGTAGCTGATTTTGTAGATATACCTAAGAAGATATTCGATTTAATTCAGAACAAAGCATACACAAGAGTTAGCTCGGAAATTTATTGGGGAATAGATATTGGCAATGGAGAGGTTTACGATAAGTTACTTTCAGGTGTAGCATTACTAGGGAGCGATATCCCTGCTGTATCTAGTCTGAGTGAAATACTTAGTCTTTATAGTTTGGACTATGAGTCAATAAAAAGCTATGCAAAAACTCAAACAGAGTTTAATATTAAAGAATATTCTATAGAAATTCCAAAAACAGATAAGGAGATCAATATGCAAGAAAAGCAAGAAGAGAAGGAAATTGTAGTAAAAAAAGACTACGAACTAGAAGAAAAACTAAAGAAGTATGAGAATGAGCTTAATGAGCTTAAAACTGAAAAAGAAAAACATGAAGAAGAACTAAAAGAATATAGAGCAAAGGCCGAGAAGCTTGAAAATGAGAAAAAAGAAGTTGAAGTTGAAAGATACCTTGATTCTCTAGAAGCTAAAGAGCTTTCAAGTGCTGGTATGAGACCATTTATTAAATCTCTACTTGGTGCTGAAAAGAAAGAATATTCTTTTGGTGAAGGTGAAAAAGAGAAAAAATATAACAATAAAATGGAAATTCTAGAGGAAGCCCTAAAACTTTTCTCTGCTAATACTAAAGTTAATTTCGATGATAATTCTTTAGATGGTGAGAAAGATAATAAAGCTACTTTAGAAAAAGAAATCGAGACTTACATGACTGATCATAAAGTAACTTATGCTCAAGCTTATAAGTCTGTAATGAAAAATCATAAGGAGTAAGAAATGAGTAAAGCTGTAAATAGTTTTCTAGTCGCATCTACTCTTGCTGCAAGAAGAGCTGTTGCTATTACTGCTGGTGAAACTGTAGGTTATCCAGCAAATGCACAAGCTCTACCTATTGGGATCACTTTAGATACTGTATTAGATACAACTTCTAGTATTCCAGTTGCTTGTGCAGGGGAAATTGCCGAGTTATTGTTTGATGACACTGTAGCTGCTGCTGGTTTAGTAGGTATTGATTCAAGTGGAAGAGGAATTCCTTTTACACTGGCAAATACAACTACTGCATTAACATTAGCTAATGCTTACATTGGCGTTCTTGTTGGTCCTGCTGTTGCTGCAACAGGGACTATTGCAAGAGTTCTTATTAACCCAGGCTATGATAGAGTCTAATTGAAAGGAGAGGAAAATGCCTTTAAGAAATCAAATTCACATTGATCAGCTTCTTTCAAACGTAGCTGTCAAATACAGAAATGAGCAATATATCGCTGAAGAAATTGCTCCAAGACTACCTGTTAGAAAAGATTCTGACCTTTTTAGAGTTTATGATAGAAACTTTAGAATTCCAGAAACTTCAAGAGCTAACAAAGGTCTAGCGAATGAACATACTTTTGAAGTATCAAGTGCAAGCTATGTGCTTCAAAACCATGCTCTAAAAGATTATGTATCTGAAGAAGATGCTGCCAACTATGATATGAGTGATCTTAGAGCAGATGTAGTTGAAGAATTATCTGATAAAATCATGATGAGACAAGAGCTAATGACAGCTCAACTTTTCACAACTACTTCATGGAGCTTAAATGTTTCGCTTGCCGCTGCTAATGCGTTTACTGCTGATACTACTGTATCTAACCCTATCTTGGTCTTTGATACAGGAGCTACAGAAATTATTGGTAACTCAGGTATTAGACCAAACACAGCATTAATTCCTAGGACGGGATACATTGGTGCTAAAAACCATCAGTCGGTTCTTGATAGAATCAAATACACTTCTTCTGAAGTAAGTGAAAACATGATGGCACAACTTTTTGGAGTCGATAGACTTCTAGTACCAGCTTCTCAATACGACACTTCTAATAAAGGAGTTACTGCTAACATGACTGATATCTGGGGTGACTCAGCTTGGATTGGTTATGTTCAGAAGGGTGCTTCACCTAGAAGAGTTTCTTCTCTTTATACTCTGCAAAGAGATGTTCCAATGGTTAGACGTTGGAGAGATGAAGAAAGAGATGCTGAGGCAATCGAAGTACAGAAAAAGCTACTTCCAAGAGTTGTTGCCAGCTTAACAGGATTTTTAATCAAGGATGTTTACTAATTCTTTAAATTGAGCGACACTTTCATAGGAGGGGTGAATACCCCTCCTTTTAAAAGGATATATAGATATGACAAGTGAAAACATCGCCCATGAATCAAGAAAAAGAACTGCTCAAACCCTTAAAGAAAAACAAAAAAGAAAAGAAGAAATTAAAGTCTCTAAACCCGTTTATAGAATTATGAATAATAAGATTATTCAAGAAACTACTGTTAATGGGAATTGTTATAGGACTTATCTAGGCAAAGCTACAAAGCAGAATCTAGAGCAGCTTAAAGCAGAGGGATATACAATTGGGTAAATATCTTGACACAGCAACATCGATGGCAACTAGCCTTATTGGAACAACTTTCGATACGGTTACAACTAGCCTTATTGTTGAATTAATAAGCGATGCTGAAGCAGAGATAAATAAATATATATCCAAAAGATATGATCTCAGCTCGAATACTTTTCAAACATCTACTTCATGCCCTCCACTTCTTACAACTCTGACAAGGCAACTCACTAAGGGTTATTTTTACAGAGATAACTCTAGAGGTGGCAAAGAAAGTCTTACCAGAGCTAAAGAATATATTAATGATGTAAGAGATAATCTAAAAATGATTGCCGATTATAAGGTAGATTTACTTGATACATCTGGCAGCATCATAACTGATAAATCTGAAACATCTTGGAGAATACAATCAAGCACAGTTGGTTATACTGACACATTTGCGGAAGATGATTCTAAAGAGTGGGCAGTTGATACTGATAAGTTGGATGCCATAGACGATTCTAGGGATTAACTATGGTTGCTGAAGGTAAAGTTGTATTTAAAGATAGAGAAGTTAAAGAATTTCTTAATGAATTATCAAAAAATGTTAATAAAGTAGAGAAAAGAGCGAAAGCTGTTTGGGGCATTCTTGCAGGTAGAGCTTATGCTGATGTTATAGATCATTTTGAGAAAGAGTCTGGACCTAATGGTAAATGGAAGCCCATAAAAAGGTTAGGTCAAATACTCCAAGACAAAGGAACCCTAAGAGGCGGAATAACTTTAGCTACTAATAAAAGTGATATTAAAAGAGGTGTTCTTCTTTTTGATGCAGTCCCTTATGCTAAAACCCATGATGAGGGTTTAACTGTAAAGACTAAATACACAACTTTTAAAATGCCTATGAGGAAATTCTTTTGGATTAGTGATAAAGCTCTAAATAATATGAGTGAAGATATATTGAACTTTTTAATGAAGGGTACAAAATGAGCCAAATAGATATATCTAGTCTTAAAACCTCTATTAAAAGTATATTTGATGCAGCTAATACAACTACTGCAAGCCCTGTTGATCTATCAAATGGTTTAGCTAAAAGGGTTCAGAACGTATTTAAATTAAATCCAAACAGTTTACCTATTCAGGCATCTCTATTCCCTGCCATTACTATTTTTATTGATAATAAGGATATAAGCCAAGATGGTATTGCTTTAAATCAAGTTAATGCTAGAAGAAAAGGTGAACTCGATATTAAGGTTATGGGAAGTGTATGGCAAAATACTTACACCAATGTAAGTAGCGATGATGCCGATGAAGAAATAGAACAATTAATGGAAAATATAGAGCAGATTCTAAGGAATAATCCTACTTTAAGCAATAATGTAAATTGGCAAATACCAACTGACTGCTCATATCATACAGGTATATTATCTGAAGAAGCTCACATGAGGGCGGGAGTTCTTAATTTAAGGGCACATATATATTACTAAGGAGAGTCAATGCCAAGCGATTCAGCTATAAAACAACAATCTTTAAATGCAATTAGACAATGGGGTGAGCAATGGAAAGAACATGCTTTAGCTCATAAACATTTAGAGATGAAACCCCTAGAAGATTTTAAAAACATAGGTATAGGAAAGCCCCTTTTACTGGTAGCAAATGGATATAGCTTTGAAAAAGACATTGAAACAATCAAAAACAATAAGGATAAAATTGACATACTATGCTGTGATAAGTCTCTCGGAAGTTTACTTAGAAACGGGGTATCACCTACCTACTGCTTAGTGTGTGATGCCAATGTTAATTATGAAGACTACTTAAAAGAATTTAAAGATCAGCTCCAGGATACAATACTATTTCAAAACGTGTGCGGTAATCCTAAGTGGACGTTTAACGGTAATTGGAAAGATAAATACTTCTTTGTAAATATGGATTGTCTTAATAGTGAAGTAATGTATTCGGAAATAAGCGGGTGTAATAACTTTATCCCTGCTGCAACTAATGTATCCAATGCCATGATAGTTTTTGCTACTCAGTGTGTAAATAAAAGATCAAATTTCTTTGGTTATGATAAATATTTATTAACTGGATTTGATTATTGTTGGAACCCAGAGGGTAATTACTATGCATTTAATGAGGATGGTAATGGTAAAGTAAACTATATGAGGCACGTTTACTTAACAGATAATGAAGGTCAAGAATGTTATTCCTCTAATAACTTAGTTTTCTCATGCCAATGGATTACTAAATATCTAACAACATTTAAGCTCCCTGTAGTTCAATGCTCAAGAGGCTCTATATTAAACTTTGGGGAACTTAAAAACTTAGAAGATCAAATCAAATATAGTTTTAAGATAGAAGATTGTGCTACTATTAAGGAGTGCAACAATAAGATAGGTATTCTTAAAAAAGAACTAGCTCAGATAAATGGTGTATTAGAACAAATAGCTTTAGATCACCACTATAATTATAGAGCTACAATATAAGGAGATATTGAAATGGCAGTAGGACAGGGAGAGTTATTAGGCGGTCTTTCCTATATAGCGATAGGAAGAGAAACAGCGTATGGAACATATAACACTTGTACGGCTCAGTTAGAGCCTGAATCTTTTGGACTAAGAGTTGTTCAAGAGGGTCAGGTAATTGAAGCAATCACATCTAATAGAGTTCATTCTAATAGAGTAAAGCTTGGTAGAGTTCTAGAGGGTGAGGTGTCTTGCTTTCTTAATTCAGATGATAATGCAATTGCTTATATCCTAGAAAATGCTTTAGGTGGTACTCCAACAAGTGCAACTGCTACGGGAGAAACTACTGGTGGTCTAGCTTTTACCCATAGTTTTTTAGTGGGCGATATGGATAATTCCTATACCTCACTTTGTGTAAATGCCAGAAAAGGTGATGCCACAAATGGTCAGGTTTATCAGTATAGCGGGTTAAGAGTTAATGAACTTGGAATTATGGCAGAAATAGATTCACCAATTAAAATGAGTGTTTCTATGGTTGGTAAGGATGCAACACTTACCTCTAATGATGTATCAAGTGCCTTATCTGCACCTGCTGGTGAAATTCTTAATTTTATAAATGGAAGATTATCAGTAGAAAACTCTTTTGCTTCCCTTACATCTAGTTCTTACTGGCATATTCAATCAATGGAGCTTGCTATCTCAAATAGTTTAAAAGCTGATAGTGAGTCTAGAAGAATTGGTTCTGATACTTTAGATGTACTTCCTTCAGGAATTATGAATATCGAACTAACTTGCTCTATGAGATTCGACACAACAACTGCTTACGATGCAATGTTAGCAGCTACTCAATTAAGTGCTGAATTAGAATTTCTAGGAAGTACCCTAGCAGGCTCTAATCAAAAGCGTGGATTAAAGCTACAGTTCCCAAAAGTTTATATTAATGATGCTGGCGACCCTGAAATAGCAGGTCCAGATGCCTTATTAACAAGCGAAGTAACTTTTCATGTACTAAGAGATATTTCAAGTGCTTCAGGTTTTGCAATTAAGGCCCTATTAACAAACCTAGCGAGTTCTTATGCTTAATTTCTTTAGAAAGATATTTGGTCTCCTTAGTATAGAGGAGGCCTTATATCAAACCAAAAGAATAAAGATTGAAGGAGTTCTTTTTACTATAAGAAAGATCAATTCACTCGATTATTTAAATGGTTCTAAAGTAATGCTTCAAATATTTGATACTTATAAAAACACTCCACAGAATCAAATAAATGAAAGCCATATTAAAAAAGTTAAAGAACATTATAGAGATGTTTTAATGGCAGGGATTGTGAAACCTGTTCTATCAAGAAATAAAGATGATGGGACTAAGATATTTGTAGATGAAGTTTTAGATAATTGGGAAATGGCAACTAAAGTCTATGAACAGATAATAGCTTTTACTTACGGTAAAAAAAAACTTTTAGCTTCTCAAGACAAAAACTTATCGAACTCGATATCCTTAGTAAAAGATATGGCATCATCCCCTCTGAAATAGTAAAATATCCTATAAGCGATTTAAATTTCAATATTCTAGTTGCACAAGTTGGTTTTGATAATGAAATTAAAGAGCAAAACAAAGCAATGAAGAAGGCTAAAGCAAGGAGGCGAAAATAGCACAGAAAAAAGCAGAACTCCTTATTCATATCAAAGAGAAGGGTGCTAAAAGCCTTGATTTTATCAAGAGCAAATTCGCTGTTGTCGTTGCTTCTATTACCGCCTTAGGTGCTGCAATTACAAAACTATCTCTTGATGCAGATAAGTTTAACCAAGTAAAAAATGCTTTCTCTAACCTAGCAGCAAGTCAGGGTCAGGATGCTGATAAAATGCTTTCAAACATGAGAAAGCTTTCAGCAGGAACCATCACTGATCTAGAACTCATGCAACAAGCTAACCAAGCTCTACTTCTTGGATTACCTGTAGATAGATTCGGAGATATGTTACAGATTGCAAGATCATCGGCAAAGGCAACAGGTCAGTCGATGGAGTTTATGCTTCAATCTATCGTTACTGGTCTAGGTAGAGGTTCAAAATTAATGCTCGATAACTTGGGTATTATGATTGATACAAATAAGGCCTATGAAAAATATGCAAGAACTCTAGGTAAAACTGCTGAGGCATTAACTGATGCAGAGAAGAAGCAAGCATTTATAAATGAAGCTTTAGCAATAGGTAAGAAAAATGCTGAAGCAGCAGGTGGAAGTGTAGAATCATCTACCGATAAATGGGAACAATTAAAAACATCACTTCAAAACATCGCAATAGAATTAGGTCAAAAAGTATTACCTTTTTTTGATTCAGTAGTAACAAGTTTAAGAGATGTAGCTAAATGGACTGAAGATTTAATAAAAGGAGATGATCAGTTAACAATAGCTAAAAAGAATTTAACAGCAGCATGGACCGAACAAGCTAAAGCACAAATGAAGCTTGATGAACTTCAAAAACAAGGTGCTGATGAGAAGATGATCAAATGGGCTCAGGAATGGGTAACAGCTTCCCAAGCTAAAGTCACCCAAATGAAGGCCGAGCATGATGCTTTAAGACAGAAGTATCAAAATGAAAAAACATTAAGAGATCAAGAATTAGCGGAAAAGAAAGCTCTTCTTGATGCTGAAGCTCAAGCAAAAGCAGAGCAACAAACTATAGATGCTGAACGTGATGCTATTAAAAAGGAAATGGATTTAGAAAACCAAAAACTTTTTAATGAAGCAATGAAGAACGAAGAGAATATGGCACAAATGGAACTGAAAAATCAGGCCATTATGAACGCAACATCTAGGGAGCAAGCTCTAGCAGCGATAAAAGATAAAGAGAAATTTAAAAATAAATTAGTTGAAGAAGAAAAAAGAAAACAAGCTCAAAAGACTTTCGATTTTGAAAAATTCTTAAACTCCCAAAAAGTTAAAGATTTTCAAATGGTCATGGGTCAGATATCCGCTCTTCAAGAATCTAAAAATAAAGAATTAGTAGCTATAGGTAAAGCAGCGGCAATTGCAAACATAGGTATCTCAACTGCTGAAGGTGTAATGAAATCCTATGCTCTTGGTGGTCCTATTTTTGGTTCTATTTTAGCAGGTCTAGTTATTGCCGCTGGTGCAGTTCAGTCAGCTAAAGTTGCAGGTGTAGCATTAGCAGATGGTGGTGTTGTTTCCGCTACTCAAGGTGGAGTGCCTGCTATTATTGGTGAGGGTGGAAGAGATGAGGCGGTAGTCCCACTAGAAGATGATGATAGAATAGGCGGTCTAGGCTCTACAATCAATATTACTGTTAATGGTGGTCTTTTAGGTGATGAAAATAGTGCAAGAGAATTAGCTTTAGCAATAGACTCTGAGTTATTAAAATTAAGAAGAAACAATGAAAGCGTAGCCTTTGAAAGTGGGGTTGTATGATATTTATAAATGAAAACCTTATAAACACAACGACTCAACTCTCTTTAGATAGTAATACAGTAAGTGCTGCTAATATATTTTCTCAAGATTCTTTGGAGCAATATATATCTGATGGGTACAATGATGACCTAACCACAACATCAATCACAATAACATTCGGAACAACAACTCAGGTCAGCAAGATAGCTTTATTAGATCATAACCTTAAAGACTATACTCTATTCTATAATGGCTCTACTGCTAACACATTCTCATTAACAACTACAGGAGCAACAACTACTAGCGATTTTTCCGCTAACAGCGAAACTTCGCAATTTCTTTTCGCTAATACTGTATCAGTTAGCTCTATAACTTTAGATATGAGTAAAACAATGAGTGCTAATGCTGAGAAAGCTATAGGAAGGCTAATAGTATCCGACTTATTATTAGATTTTGAAAGAATACCATCATCAAAGAATTATAAACCTAAAAAAGATATGACCTCTGTTATTCATAAAATGAGTGATGGTGGAGTAAGGATGCAGTACGTATCTGACAAATTTGATGTATCAATTAAATATAAGCACATATCGAGATCATTTAGAGATAACTTAAAAACAGTATACGACACTAGGGATAATTTTATTTTCGTAGCTTTTCCAACGTCTACAGGATGGGACAAAGTTATTTTTGATTGTCTATGGGTAGGTTCTTTTGATTTCTTTCAATACTCGGATGATGCTACAGATGCAGGTTATTCTGGGACTATTAGACTTTCGGAGGCAACTCTTTGAGTACAGTAGAAAAGGCAATAAAGAAAAATAGGATGCGTATAGAGCGAAAGGCATACATAAAACGTATGCAAAGCTCTGATGGTCTTTTTGAATCTGATTGGTTTGAGATAACTAAAGATGTAAAGAAGTGGGGTAGAATAAGAACCTCTGCTGATAGTGTTCTTACGAATAAGTTTAGACTCCACTCAAATGTAATAAAACTAGCTAATGACACTGGTAGATATAACCCTGAAACAGAGCCAGAATCTCTTTGGTATGAGTATCTAGGACAACAAAGAACTCTTCTTAAAATATCAGCAGTGTTGTTGGATGAAACACTAACAAGTGAAGGAATATGGGTAAGAACCAGGTTTCCTTCTAAAGGGTTTTGGGACGTTGACTATTATGATAATTCTCAATGGGATGAAAGGGGAGCTAACTTCATTGGTCTTATTCAGGGTGACCCATTTCTTTCAAATAAAAATGAGGTAGATTTCAATGTCATGCCTCTGACTCAGGTCTTTAAAGATTTCCCTGCTGAAAAATTAACAGGGTGGACAGCTACAGGATTAACAGCGCAACAGTTCGTAGAAATGCTTAGAGATTTTACAGACAATAATGGGACTTATGTATTTAGACCATTTTTTGGCAATACAACAACAGAATGGTCTATAGGTTCTACTTCTATCGTATATGGTAATTTAAATACATCAGGTTCAAAAGATATTGAAGATAAAGATTGCTGGCAAGTTATAGAGAAATTAGCTGAAGCAGAAAACTATGTTCCAATGGTTAAGAAGAACGGAATAATGTTTTTTGGCCCTAAAACTGAAACGGGAACCATTCAATATGAATTCCATGGGGCAGGTTCATTTAGTACAAGATATGGTCATACAATTAAGAAGATAACTAGATATGGAACTAGAATATCTAAATTCTATAATAGGGTAAGATTAAAGTGGCAAGAAGCTGATACGACTACAAGCTATATAACTAATAGTGCAGACTTTACTGTATCAGCAGATAACCTACCATGGAGGTTGGGATATAGAACTTTAGAGATAAATAATACTTGGATTAGCTCTACAGCAACAGCAAGCACATTGGCTTCATCTATATTTAATGAGGTATCAGCTTTTAAGAAAGAAATAGAATTTACAACTAGCTTCATTCCTCATCTCGAAGTTTTGGATTTGGTAACTTTAAGTTATGATGCTAGTAAGAAAAGTTCTGATGAATTGTGGGACGTAAACAATTGGGATGATTTAGTATGGGCAAGACCAGGCAATGATGCCCTAAGATTTAGTAATAAGCAGTTCAAATTAATAAGTCAGGAAATAGACTTAGATAAATTAGAAACTAAGTTTATAGCAAGGGAAGTATAATGCCATCTACAGCAACAATAACAAGCTTTAATGAATTCTCAGCTAATACTCTTATTAGATCGAGTGAAGTAAATGCTAACTTTGATATATTTAGAGGGCATATAATACCAGTTGACCCAAACACTGGAACTTCAATCAATGCTACTTATGACATAGGCTCTACAGATTATCAGTGGAGAAATGCTTATTTTTCTGGTGAGCTTCTATTAAATGGCTCAACTCTAAGCTCTGCACCTTCATATACTAAGACAGCTACAGGTTCTTTTACATCAGGAATTACAGTTACAGCAAATGCTTCTGTAAATCTTGCTAATACAACTACAGGTAATGGTTACAATGAAGAGCTTATATTCCTTATCGGTGCAACAACTACAGGAATAGATATAACCGCAGGTGTAGATCAAGTCAGAGATGGTAACTCATTAGGACAAAGAGTTGTTTTAATTGGTACTAGCGACACATCAACAGTTGCTTTTCAGAATGGCGATAATTTACAATTAAACGGTGCTATTACTTTATACAAATATTCTTCTCTAGAATTAATCTGGGGAGGCACGGCCGAAGGTTGGTGCGAAATCTCAAGAAGGGAATAATCAATGGGTGATAATAAGATAATCAGGTCTGAGGGAAGTAATAACATTGATTTCAAGAATCAAGATTCAACTATAGCTAGTTTTGATAGCTCGGGCAATGCAACTTTTGCTGGAGGCTTAAACGCAACATCTTTAAGTATTTCTGGTAGCTCTGTCTTTGGTGCAACAGTTACTACTGGAAACATTATTGCTTCTGGCAATATGAGCATCACTGGAAATATTGTAGCAGGTGGTACTCTCGATACAGGAGGTGATCTAGATGTTTATGGTAATGCCGAACTAGGTATCGGTGGAAATACTATCACCTCTATAACTTTTGATATTGGAGGTTCTAATCCTGTTATTAGGTATTCATCAACTGCAACAGCATTACAATTTTCTAACGATGGAACAACCTTTAGTAATTTTGGGACTGGGACTGGTGGAGGTGGGACCTCTGATTATCATATTAATAAAACACTTCTAGCTAATACTGATGGTGGAGCTAGCTTTACAGTAAAGTCTTTATCTCAAACGGTTCCAGATTTTACAGCTACAGATACACTTAATTTAGGGTTTACAGTATCTAGTTCCAACGATGCTTTATTTACTAACACTAATGCAAATAGCGTATATCTCCTAAATGCTAATACAACAACGGCTCAATATGATGCTCAAGGTTTAGATATAAGCATAGAGGGAAAAGATAGAGGAAAAGATTTAGGTCTTTATTTCTGGTATAGAACTGATGATACTACTGCAAACTCAATTACTGCTGATGGTGATTGGATGGTTTGGGTATCAGATAAAACAAATAGAATTAAGTTTACCTCTAATGGGACCAATACTTCTGGTGCTACAACAATTCTTACTAATGAGAACCCATATAATCTAGAGTCAGGAACAGTCACTTCAATAGCTACTGCAAATGAGATGACAATATCTTCACATACATTTGTAACAGGTGATTATATTCACATGACTACAACTGGAACCCTACCGACTGGATTAACTAATGGTTCTAATTATTTTGTATCAGTGAAAGATGCTAATACAATTCAACTAGCTACTAATTATGATAATGCTATTAAACAAACCTTCGTATCTATTACCGCCTCATCTGGTTCTGGGAATCACACCATTCAAAAAAGAATAGAGCTTGGTGAGAAGATATGGATTGCCTGTAACTCAGCCGCTTTAGAAACTCATGTTACAGATATAACCTCTACAGGATTAGTTATCTCTGATGCTCTTACGAGTGATTGGTCTAGTGGTGCAGTTGGGTTTACACACATGCTTAGTGATATTCTTTCAACAATAGATGGAAATGATAATGATACAGCAAAGACAGGGAGTAAATACCAATTAACATTTAAGACAGATGAGACCACTAAAGAAATAACTTTAGTGTGGCAATATCTATCTAGCGAAGGAGATAAGAAATTATTTTTTGACGGAGTTGTATTAGATAGTAGTCCGTTTGCTAAGATTAGTACGCA